ATGCTGAAAATAGCACTCGCCCAGCTGAACGTTCATGCCGGCGATCCGCGCCGCAACGTGCAATCCATGGAACGCTGCATATCCCAGGCAAAAGAGCAGCATTGCCACGTCATTGTATTCCCGGAATTATCCATCCCGGGATATCTCATCGGTGACCTGTGGGACCAGCCTGACTATATCCGCGAATGTGTCCGTTTAGGGGACCGGATCCGGGCTCTGTCCGATTCGATTACCATCCTGTTTGGCAATGTCGCCTGCGACGAAAGCCGTATCAATCCCGATGGGCGTCAGCGCAAATATAATGCACTGTTTGTCGCTCAGAACGGACAGTTTATCGGGCCGGACCGTTCTCCTTATCCCTACTATATCAAGACGCTCCTGCCAAATTACCGTGAATTCAGTGACACCCGGTATTTCACCTCTTTGTTGCAGACGGCCCAGGAACGTCATGTATTCCCCGAAGACCTGACTTCTCCGGTTACGCTGACCTTCGCCGGCGGTCAGACACTGCGGATTGGGCCGCTCATCTGTGAAGACAGCTGGGATGACAACTATCCGTTTAAACCCATGCAATGCCTCCACGACAACTATTCTCTGGATCTGTTCATCAATATTTCCAACTCTCCCTTTACCCTCGGCAAAACCCAGCGCCGTCACCGTCTGTTCGGCAAGTCGATTGGTCAGCTCAACGTACCGGCACTATACGTCAATTGCACGGGCATCCAGAATAACGGCAAAAACGTCTATACCTTTGACGGGGCCAGCGGCGCCTATACCAAAGACGGATCCCTTCATTACGAATCTCCCCTCTTTAAAGAGGAACTGGCCGTTCTCGATTTTGATGAAACAACCCATGCCTTCGTCAGTCCGCAGAAACAGAATCCGCCTGATGAAGAAGTAGCCGATATCTATCACAGCCTTCATTACGGCATCCAGTCCTTCATGGAAAATGCCGGACTCAGCAAAGTCGTCCTCGGCGTTTCCGGTGGCATCGATTCGGCGGTCAATGCGGCGTTATATGCTTCCATCCTGCCAAAAGAGAATATTCTCCTTGTCAATATGCCCAGTGTCTACAACTCGTCTATGACCAAAGATCTGGCACAGCAGCTGGCTGATAATATCGGCTGTTACTACACGGTCATCCCCGTTCAGGAAAGTCTGGAACTGACGCGGAAGCAATTCCGGGAAGCAGTCCTCCTGCAGAAGGGCGAAGAGAAAGGCCATCTTCAGCTCACCAGTTTCATCGAAGAAAATATTCAGGCCCGGGACCGTTCCAGCCGAATCCTGGCTGCTGCAGCGGCTTCGTTCGGCGGCGTCTTCACGTGCAACGCCAATAAGGCCGAATCATCTGTCGGCTATGCGACGTTGTATGGCGATCATGCCGGCTTCCTGGCTGCCACAGCCGATTTATGGAAGCATCAGGTATATGCTCTGGCCCGGTATCTCAACGATGTCGTATTCCAGCGCGAAGTCGTCCCCCAGGGCAGTATCGACATCGTGCCCAGTGCCGAATTATCGGCCAACCAGGATATCACCAAAGGCCAAGGAGATCCCATCGTCTATCCTTATCACGATTATCTCTTCCGCGCTTTTGTTGAACGCTGGCAGCGGGCTACGCCGGAAACAATCCTTACGTGGTACAAAGACGGAACCTTGGAAAAAGAAATTGGCTGCTCCGTAAACGTCCGGGACATCTTCCCCACGGCGAAAGACTTCATCGACGATCTGGAACGGTGGTGGCGTCTCCTGTCCGGTTTTGCCGTCGCCAAACGGATTCAGAGCCCGCCCGTCCTTTCCATCAGCCGCCGTTCCTTTGGCTACGACCTGCGCGAATCCCAGCTGAAACCATATTACACGACACGATACGAAGAACTGAAACGGGAATTATTAAATCAGTAACTAAACCATTAAAGAGAAAGGGACTATCTCATGATGACATAAGCATTCACGAGATAGCCCCTTTCTCTATATAGTTTGTAGCACAGAGTTTGTAGAAGTTGGTTTAAATCAAAAAGGAGCTGTCTTTATACGACAGCTCCTTTTTTCATGGCGTCAGTAATCACTCACGGAATTATACATCCTGTATCCGCTGTACACCCTGAGGCTTCTTTTTCGAACGATGTCCGATATTTTCTACGATGATGAACAGCATCGGAATGAGGAATACGCCGAAGATGGTCGCAATGGATGTGCCAAAGACGACGGTGATGCCCATAGTCTTTCTATAAGTGTGTAATTAGTGGTAAGTGGTTAGATGTTAGTTGCTTATCCCATTGCTTATTCCATATGGGATATAGTGTTTGATACTTTAGGGATACTGAAGGGTACAGGAATACTTCAGTATACTAAAGGACAGCTAACTGAGTACATATGTATACTTAGTATAATTAGAGTTCCTTAGATACTTTAGTTTTCCTTTGTTTTCCCTTCCCCTCTACTATGTGGGACAATAAGCGACTTTCCTATATGTGGGACAATAAGATTTCTGGCATCCCAGAATTTACCATTTTTTATTCATTATATTCCGATTTTTATTCATATCGGTATTACCATACATCAGCGAGAAGATACCCCTGTCATCATCCATAGCTGCTTCCAGAAAGTCATCCAGTTGTTCATCCATCCCTACCTGCTCATCCCTATCCATAACTTCTAACCAATACGACACAGCCATTGTTAAGGAGTCCAGGCGGTCATCATGTGATAGTGAACCTTTGTCTCTGCTTAGGCGTGTCAGTTGATATATCAGAGAGTAATTCTGTCCTTTATTTTCATATATTATATAATCATCTTTAATGACTGACTCTGCTACTATTAACTTGTGTCTCATCATAACAGGTTCCAGTGTATCAATAATACGAGCTTCTTTCTGCTTAGTGTTCTTTACTTCTTGAATGGAGCATGGATGTATTTTGTTCAGTATAGGCTTGAATAACTGTGTAAACATGCCATCCCCGAAGTTAGCTTCTACGACAATCTCATTTACTCCATACACTTTTGCTTTATTTGCTAACTGTGTCAGTACAGAATCAGAGTATCCTTCTGAATAACCGCCCACTTCTACTACAAAAAGATATCCATTCAGGTATTTCACAATAGAGTAAGCAGTTTCATCTGTTCCCCTACCAGATGGGTCTATAGACATAACGGTACCTGTATATTTAGCTGTCTCCTTACTTCTACCGAACTCTCTATAGAAATAATCACCTTTGACTGCTACACAAGGCAATGAGTTTAATCTGTACTCATAACTGCTTGCCCATGCCCACTTCAGAGAACTTTCATCCAAATCAACATCAGACACAATTAAGTCCTGTACCTTGAGTGGATATTTTTCATAGTCAGACAAGTTAGTGTTCAGTTTAAACTGTAGGGAGAAACCTGCTTTACCATAGGACAGCTTGCGTTCCTCAATTTCTTCTTCTGGGAATCGTTTCGGATCAGTAGGTTTTCCTGCATACAACTCTGGATTCTTATCATATGGTTCAGCGATAAAGGGAGCCAGTTTGTCTCCGTAGTACTCACGCTCAGCAGGTGTCTCTGGATATATAATAGGAAATACATAGACACCATATCCACGGTTTTGTAATTCGTTGTACAGAGACATTTCGTTCTGTGGTGTACCAAGGTAAATAATCTTGCTACCATCCCCAGGTTTTATGATAGCATCAAATTCCTTAACATCTTCAAATAGTTTGTCTCTACGTACCTGTGTACTTGAGTTGTTAGGGATTTCCACGTCATCTGCCACAAGGATATCTGCACGGCTCCCAGTTATCTGCCCTGTGATACCTACCGATTTTACCGAGGGAGAAATATCTGGAATAGCTAAACCAACATCAAAAAGGTTCTGTGTATTACGCTGACCATCCATAGGTTTTAGGTCAGACAAAAAGTCTAGTAAGTATATAATACGTCTGATGAATACAGCATTAGCATCTGCCCTATCCTTACTCGCTGACACTATCAGACACTTCAGCTGTGGATTGTTCCATAGACACCAGACGATATATGCACATGTTATGAATGACTTAGCTACACCACGGAACCCCTCTATAATGAACCTTTTCTGTGGGCATTTCATCAGTAGTGAAGCTATAGCGTATTGTATACCTGTAGGCTCTGGGAGTGCTATCTCATCCCATAAGATGAACAGGAACTTCCGAAAATCTTTCTTAGCATCTTCAATTTGTTCTTGTGTCCATTGTGTTAACAGTTAAATCATCATCCTCTCCAAAATCAGGTAATTCTTTCGTAATCTGTTTAACCAAAGGTGCTGTAGTTTCTGGTGTTGTCTTCAAATCATTGTCTTTTAAGAATTGTCTTACTTTAGCCAGGAATGCAGGATTTTGTCGTAATTCTTCATCCTGTATACCATCAAGTAGAGCCTGTACTTCTTCCTCTGCAAGTTTATCTAAAAGTTTAGGATCTATCTTCATTATTTCCTCACCCCTTTGCGAATTTAAAAATAATAAAAGGCTCCATAGGTAATTACACCTAGAGGGAGCCTTATGTGTCTCTATCCCCTTCCCAGTCGGTCTAGGGAATAATTTTAACGATATCTCTGTTCCTGTTTATATAGCTTTTGGGGTTACACCCAAATCGGTATGGAAACAGAGGACATCTATCCAAAATACATTTCCGTACTTCTGCTGTGTCTCCACAACAACAATCTATACATTTCTCACGGATTGCCTTAGCCATTGATGGTTTCTCTATATTTTTCATACGTACTTTCATGTTTTTTTTTTCTCCTCTATCACGCTCCCAGAGCGTTTTTAGACACATAACACTATCCTCAGGATAAATTACTCATGGACAAAAATAACTTTTCTTATTTCGCAACCAGACCAATCAGAAGACCACCTGCAACAGACCACGCCAGTTTATTTTGTCGTTCCTTCACTGCCAGTTTGTGCTTCAGGGAGTCCATTTGCTCTGTCAACGTCTTTAAAGATGTTTCTACTTCTTTCAATAAGTTCTCTGCTTTCTCTGAGCTTTTCTGCGCTAACAGCATTTGACTCTTGCAGGTCTCCAACTCGTTCCTCAGCTCTATTAACTGCTTCTTGTCCGTACTGGAGTTCTGTTCTAATATCTGCAAGTTCATCTCCAAGCTGTCTATGTTCATCTTCAATTCGTTGTATTGTGACAGTGTCATTGTGATTGTCTGCTGATTTGTCTGCGAATAGGTAGTTGTAGATGCAAAAGAGACAGAAGATAGCGAGACAACCAATAATGCAGATAGCAACAATCTTTTCAGCATATTTGATTTTATCTTCATTCATTTACAGCTCCTCATACCATTCATTCATATCAACATTAGTATCTCCAATGTATTCCTTATCACTCCACTGCCAACCTGCTACGTGCTTATCAGGATACGTCTGAGCAAACCCATTGTATCCACGATAATCTGCAATCCAGTATGGTACATAATCAGCAAGCAAATTAGGCTGAATAGAGTTTTCCATGTAGTCTGTAAACTTCAAGGAAGACGAGTAGATACCTGCTCTGAATCCAGCTTCATTACATTCTACGATAAAGGCTGAGCAGATTGCTGTTGTGTCTATACCTTCCTCGAAGCACTCAGGGTCTTCACAATCAAACCAGATACCTAAAGGTGGTGTAGAATATCCAGACAAAAGCATGATAGCTGTCTCTGCTTCCTCTCTGGCCCTTTCAGGTGTCGAAGCATGAGAATAGACATAGACACCCCACTTCAGGCCACGTTCAATACACTGTTCTACATGGTGTCTCCATGTTTCTTCTTCAGTACATCCTTCAGATATCTTGACAATGGCTCCATCGACACCTGCATCAACTACTGCATCATAATCTATGTCTTTCTGCCAATAGGATACGTCAATAACTTTACTGGCCATCTAAATAACACCCCCTTGTTTAATAACAGTATAAAATAAACTAAGGATAATACATTGTAACCAAATAAAACAAAGAATAATTGTACAGGTGTCTTTTTCATCTATGCGTGTGTGAAGGATAGTAGCGAAAAAGAAACACAAAAAGCAACTGTTGAGTATTGCAGAAATATCAATCATTTAAATAACACCACCTTTTATAAGGTTTAAGAGAAAAAGGTACAAAAGTAGAACGAAAAGCATCTATTTGTCCCCTTCCTTTTCCACATGCTTTTCTCTAGCAATCTGAGCCAAAGCATTTCGTATAAAATTCGGGATATAGTGTCCATACCCCAGTTTGTCTATGTTCTCTAAGATACTCATGGCCTCTACAATCGCATAGGCCCCTATGAACATCGTGCGGATCATATGTGTATGCATGGCACTGTCCAGTAAGACACCCAGACCAATGACTAAGAACATAACAGCTTTCTTACAAAGTCCTTTCGTAGCGAGGGCACTCACAAAGGAGTGTGATTTACAAGATGCAACCATGCCAGTCAGTATGTCTAAAGACACAAGAATGACAAGGGCCTGTATCTGGTCATCCACACCCCCTACAAGTGTATTGAACGCTAGCCAGAGGATAGAAAAAAGACAGCCAATCTTAACTTCTGTGGCTGTCCATAAGTTCCATATTGTGTTAATCATATTAGTTAGCGAACCTCGTTTCATTTTTCATCGTCCTTTTACTTTTCTTTGAGTTTAGCATGATCAATACGAGCGTTAAGAAACATGATATATTTTTCCATACACTTAATTTGCTGTTGCATCAAGTATATTTCTGTTCCATCAAGGTTATCATAATGCTCGCCCACATATTTAATAAGTTTGTCCCATTTAGTTTCTAATTTCGCACGTTCATCCTGCATACGAATAATATAGTCTTTCATCTATCATTCTCCTATTACGTAATAATAAATGTAACCAATGACTTCTGAGGTATTTTAAGAGTTCTTAAGAACACTCAAAATACCTCATCATAAGATTACCTACATTTATTATTCGCTTATTATCCTATCATCATGATATAAGATGTGCCTGGAATAAATTTATCTCTTAAATCCGGTGTGCCATTTGTCCCATCACACACATGCCATGCAAAAGTAGGAGTATTTAAAGAAGGAATAATCGGGAATCCATTTGAATCAAGCGTTCCCTTGAATAACACTATCATTCCTGTGGGCACAAGGGTATAAACAGGTTCCCATGTACCACTACCAGCTAAGAAGCTATTCTGTAGTCCTGCCCGTGGTTTCGGTACTATCCCGGCTGTGCCATCTTGTGTAGCTGTGGCCCCTGTGAAAGCATTCGAGACAACAGCGGATTCGGCTGCCTGTTTCGCACTCTCAGCTGCGTTTACCTCAGATATCTGAGCCGCATTCGCATAAGCACCTGCATTGTTTGCTGCCGAGAGTGCTTTCTCTGCGCTCACAGAAGAATTTTCTGCATTAACTCTACTATTCTCAGCATTTTTAGCGGCATTGCTCGCTTGTTCTATAGCAACAGCAACTTTTTCATCCATTGTGCTAGTAGCTGTAATCGCTTCCTGCGCTTTTGCCTTACTATACAACGCCCAACTTCGGGAACTCTGTGTCTTCCCTGTCGTACTATCTGTGTCTGCCTGATTATCTGGAGAATCCGTAGACTCAGCCCACTTCTTAGCCGACTGATTAGATGTTTCAGAAGCACTGGCACTAGAAGCACTCTGGGAAGCTGATGTAGCCGCACTGGATGCACTGTTTTTCGCATTGGTCGCCTGTGTAGTCGCCTGTTCTACCAGTGCTGTATTCTGAGACACAAAGCCACCCTGTACCGTTTCCATGTAGTGCTTCGTTACAGCATCCTGTGACTCTTTTGGGTCTGCAACATTTATAACACGTGCTCCCAGAGCGTTAAAATTAACTCCATCTGGATACTTAGACATGCCATTGATGATTACATAGTCCTGGGATTCTTCAATCAGATGTAACTGCTGAACGTTTTCAAGCGTCATCTGTAAAGCTTTAATGAATGCACCATCAGACCATTCAATAATTCGAGATGTATTAGTTTGTCTATAAATTCGAATTGGTGTACCATTAGCAGGTGCTTTCACGAACTCCACCTCTTTATCATTCACCGTGTAATCTGTAGGATAAGACAAAAGTGTGCCGTCTGTCCCCACAGAGACCTTAATAAACTGCTTATTAATATAATCAAATCCGAAATAAAATTTAGTAGTATTACCATCACCAATAAAAGATACACTTGCTTTTAAATCTTGAGCCATAATGTGTTACCACCTTTCTCCATTCATAGGAATAATTTCTTTCTTTTTATTTTTGTCTCTTTTCTTTTTCTGGCTTTCTTTCATCCTTTCATTCTGTTCTTTTACATCATTTGTCCCTGTAACATAGTCTTTCAGCATCTGTACAGGATTGTTAGTCAGTCTCTTTTCCGGACGCTTCTTAAAGTTATTTTCTACGGTTTGTCCTTTGTGGATATCGAGCATTCCAGACAAAACAGCCTGTGTGCCTACAAATTTGTCTATCGGGAACATGTTAGCTACTGTTTTAGCATCATCTTGATATACTTCATGATCTTTCACAAGGTCGTGCATAGCACCCCACACACCACCAACTCCAGACACTATAGTATTAGCTGAACCAAAGGCAGGTAACTGATTGACATAATCGCCAATTCCCGTAGCCTGTCCTTGTCTATTTACAGTAGTACGTACAGTAGGAGCACCCGATATCATTTCGTACAAGTCGTTCCCATAAGATAATCCGGCTAACAATGAACTTCTGGTAATACCTGCACGAGCAAAATTATCTGCCGTTAAGGTATCATCAAGATATTTTTGTCTTTCCTTTTCGTCTTTATATTTATAATTTGCATACGCTTGTGTTCGTAATGCCCAGATACCTGCACCTGCTACCCCTGAAGACAAGAGCTGTGTCATTGCTTCCCTGTCTGGTCTTTCCAAGGCTCTTGCTAAATGGGAATCCAAAGCCATTCTGGAGAAGTTCTTAAACTGAAACAGAATAGGCCACATACCTTTTTTAGCAAAGTAATTATCATTAGACAAATTAGGCTGTAAGATACCTCTCTGTACTGCTTGCGCTGACAATGCTCTCATGGAGACAAAGGCTTGATAGTCTTTCTCCTGCATTTCATGTATAGCCTTGAATACAGCATCCGGATCATCATGGTCTAAATTACCAAAGTACTTATTGATTGTGTCTTTGAATTTATCTACATCACGCACCCCGGCTTCTCTCATGAACCTATCAGAAAATATCTTCTTCCTTGTCTTACCCAGAACAGCCCAGTCCACCAAATCAGACATAACATCAGCTTCGCCCAGACTGACAGCATTAGAAGTCCACGCGGACAATCTGTTTATCATGGAAGTCATATCAGAAGCATAGTCAGCCATAGTATTTGCCTTAGCCATTACCTTAGCTCTCAATCCTATACGCTCTACCTGTGGTGTGGTTAAGTCCATTGGATTCAAGAAATTGTAATGGGCGTAATCACTGGCTATACGTAGCTTCTTTATTTCATCCGGAGAAAGTGCAGTGTGTCTCATACCCTGTAAAACTTTGTCTAACCCAGGAATCATATGAGTTATGGCACGGCTACCAGTAACAGACATAAGGCCCATGTTTTCGTTTATCTGGTTAAGGCCCATATTGAAGCCATTCATAGAGTATGAGATTTTATTGAGTAAGCGGACAATACCTTTCATAGGGTCTTGAGACTGTTTAGTTCCATAGCGGTATCCCATCAACTTAGAAACAACATAGTCGAACTCTTCCATGCTTTCTTCTACCTTTGAGCGATTGATAAGCCGCCTGTTTTCATTGGCACCCCGTAGTTCTCTATATATTTTTCCTCTGTAATCATCAAAGAATTTACCCATATCCGTTACACCAAAAGAACGTAAGGTAGCCTTAGCAGAACTGCGATCAGCTATCCGTTCCATAGTCTTAAAGATATCATGGTCACGCATACAGTCATCGAACGACCACAGGCCACCACCATTAGGAAGTTCTCTGGAGGAAATGGCGGCTGTGTCTACAGGGAATCTTCTCTGATACTGTTCGAGCTTATTCATATGGTTAAGGTCATGGAACTCTATTTTTGAATTAGACAAATTTCTGTCTATGATACCGTATGCCCAGTTATGAGCTTCCTGTTCAATAAAGTCATCCAAGGTTTCAGTAGCGAGTATTTCTTCCTCTGCTTCTGTGACTTTCTTACCTGCCTTACGTCTAGCATCCAGAGCCGCTTCTCTCTTAGACAAATCATCTTTCCACATTCTTTCCAATGCACTTCTATCTGCATTCTCAATGCCATATCGTTCCAACCACTGAATAGCATCATCAGCAGTGTCAAAGTGAGTTATGAAGTCAGCTACTTTGTCTACATCCGCATTTCTATAGAATCCTGTGTCTGGTATAATATCATCCAGAAGTCCTGCTTTATGTAACATCCATTGTTCTTCTTTACGGAACTGTTCAGCTAACTTGACAGCTTCCTTAATTTCCTCTGGGTATCCATCTATACTCTGACCTTTCTTAATCTTTGCATCGTAGGCTTGTGTAAAGAGTTTCCCAAACTTATTTCTAACTTCCGTAGGAGTTCCAGGATTTTTATTGAAGAAAGACACATACTGACTGTACATCTGACCGAGATAATTCTGTAACTCCCTACGTGCTATTGTCTTACGTGTATTGAAGTCAAGAGTCATACCGTCAGTCAGTCTGTCAGCATTTTGTCTTGTATCACCAAGCATCTTTCTACCAAAATCTCGTAGATGATTAGACACAGAGTTTGTGAAGTGTCCATAGGTATTACCAAGGTATTTGCTATCCTGTAACTTACGTCCGATGTACTGCATCACTCTGCTCTTAAAGGATACCTGTGATTCTTGTTCCACTTCTCTCAGTGTCTTTGAACCGAACTCAGCATCTTTCTGGAAAGCTCTCTGTTCGTCCGTACTTATCGGCCCTGCTTTTCTTTCTAGTTCATCAAGAGACATAGAGCGTGAAGCTACAGTCATATCCTCAAGTTCTGGTGCATCCATACCAACAGCATAGATATCGGGATGTACAATAGAGTCATGAACAGGAGACTCTGGTCTAACCCTTGTGCCATTGATAATGATATCCCCAGACTCTTTATACGTGACACCTGTTTCTTGATACAGTATCTTCTTTAAGCTACGTCTAACATCTTCATTCGTTACCTTTTCGCCTGTATTCTTTTCTATTTGCAGACGGATGTTATTAGCCTTTTCCGAATCCGTAAGAGCTTCCATAGCGTACTTAGCCTTTTCGTCTGCACTTCTTTCACCATTCTTATACAGGAAGCCATTCCATGCCCCATCGGATAATGGAGTTTTCGTGTACTTTTCTGTAGCTTTTCTTACTTGTCTACTGATATCAGGATTGTCTCTAGCTACCTGTAGCAGGTCAGACAAAGACGCATCTTTCCCTAAACCTGCCCTACGTAACAGTGTACTTGCTTTCCGTCCTACAAGGTCAGACACAGTTTTAGCCTTTTGGAGTTTCTTTATTGTTATATCCACTGCCTTTTTCATTGCTTTACCTGTGGATACTTTTCTCCCTGTAAGTTCATCAAGGCCCTTTGCTATGTCTTCTTTAGAACGCAAAACTTCAGACACTGCTTTTTCTACAGGTGTATCATTTTGTCTCAGAGCAACATTGGTTACCAGAGATACATTATCTGCCATATCCATAGCACCTCTGACAGCCTGTTCTTCCTGTGCTTTTGTCTGAGCAATGAACCTCTGCATATTTTCACCATCGAGTTTTGCCCCAGGTATATTACGCATTGTTCTGAGCAATCTGACACCTGCACCACCTGCCGCACCCAGGAGACCAGACACAGCATAGTTAGCTTCATTAATGCCATGCCTTTCAGACAAATAGGAGTCAGCCATATTGACCAATCCTTGTGTAGCCCCAGATTCTGCTATCTGATAGATACGTTGAGCACCTACTGTCTCTAGTGTCTTCATACCTAACTTAGAACCTACTTTAGCTACCATCGAGCTTTCCCCAACAAAAGGTAAAAGGTTGAGTGGGTCTAGGAGCATTCCAAGCCCACCACCAATAATAGAATGGATACCCCAAGAAGTCTGTTCAGCTCTCTTAGCTCTATCTATGTCTTCTTTCTTTGTCTTCAGAAATGCTCTGAACTGAGCTTCATTGTCTGAGTTTAGTAGTACAGACTGTTTGGCTACCTTATTGTCACCCAGTAAGTCATCCATCAGTTTCAAGTCATCATCAGATGGTGTCCAGTTCTTCTCATACCCTCTATTGACTGACTTTATCAGAGCAGAGCGAATAGCGGCTATAGTACCATTCTCATACCACATGTTCTGGAATGAATCAGACAACTTATCAAAGAAAGGCCTATTGTTTAACTCTGTATTATCTACCTTGTATATATCCGGATTGATGAAAATAGGTAGTACGCTTGTTTGTTGTAACATGGGTCTACTATTAGACACAGCTTTATCCATGCCACCAAAAGAAGGAACTGCACTACCTGAAGCATTTGCTATGGCATTTGCATATTCTAACTGAGAGGGATACCTGTCACCATTGAACCACTCTGGTGCATCTGAAATGACACCTGTCTCCATTGCCCTATCCGCTACACCAGAACCACCATAGTGTTCCAAAGCCATTAGGCGAGTATCCCCACCATATCTATCATACATTTCAGAAGTCTTAGCATACATTACAGCATCCTGCACATCTGGAGGTGCACTGGCAGGATCTATTCCTACATACTCTGGTGCTACACCGCTTGCATATGCATCCCATGTACCTTGACAGAACTGGTATGCCCCTGTACAACCAGAGCCAGATTCATTAGGTTTTGTATAATCCCCGCCCGACTCCTGCCCCTTGATAGCCATCATAAATTTTGCTATATCTTCTTTCTTGCTTATGATAGTTCACCACCTTTCTTATAATACGAAAAAGTTATTGCCATATACATATTCCTGTTCATCTTCCTTAGCTTTCACAGCATTTTCTACAGCTGTATTATCTTCCGTCTTCATGAACTCTTCACTAGCAGGAGCATCATATGTCTGATTACCACTCTGCTGTAAGTTTGCTCTTGCTTTAGTAACAATACCGTTATCACCCATAAGAGGATAAGACACGATACCTGCTGAACTGGAAAAAGAGATTATGGACTGACCATTGGAATTGTTAGAGTGATAAGACACAGTTACTACAGATGGGTCTACTCCAACACTCTCACAGTACTTTTTCAGCTTGCTACCGAGAACCCAGTAAAAAGCTGATCTACAGGTGTCTTCATCCGTGCCCCCTATATCACACAGTCGTGCTACTGATTTAGGGATAGGACAACCATTGAATGCATAATATTCAGAAGACAAACGGTAATTAGTCTGCCGAATAGCTTCATCCACGGAGAAACCTTCTGCCCTGTATATGCGTGCGTAGTTTTTATAGGTATCATTAAAAGCTAATGAGTTAGGTTCTGTATATGAAAATCCTTCATATGAACTTCCATCCGCCAGGGAGGGTAAAGACATACCAGATACGCCATCCTGTACAGCATCCTTCATATCTTTGTCTATCTGCTCAAGCTTACTTTTGTCTCCTAATACATCTTTTACCTGTAAATAAGTAGGAACACCCTGAGTGGCTACACACATGACACCTGCTTGTAAACTGGAATCAGAAACCATGTCGTTAAATAAACTGGGAAAACGCAAGTATAAATCAACGCATCGCTTTAAGGATGGTGTTAGTTCTTGATTGTCTATTGTCAGACTATTCAGACCTGCTGTAGCGTCATATTGCAATACCTTAGAAAAAGCTCCTTTATATGCCGGATGATAAGACAAACGCATCAGCTGAGACATAGCATTAGGATCATCAAAATTCAGACTCTCAATAGTTGAATCTATAGCAAGAATCATATCATTTTCATCTATACCAAGCGATTTTAATTGTGAAGCAGTAGTAACAACGCCATTTCCCATGGCATCTGTTGTCTGTCCATTCAAAATAGCTGATAATTGTGCTTTTAGATTAATATTGCCAACAGCCGCTTTAGCCGTAGCCTTAGCAGATGCAAGCTCAATCGCTCTTCTCTGCCTGTCCTCAGCTTCAATACTGGACAACTGCCCACTGACAAAACCAGAAGCAATTTGTCTATCTTCATCATCATCAAAACCATCTACTATTTCATATAGAGAACGTTTGTCTTTAGCAGTAGACACCTTATCATAGATATCCCGTGTCCTCTGCATCCAGTGTGCCTTATTGGATTCATTAGCAAGGTCTTTGTATTTGTCTATATCAATAAAGTCACCCAGACGCTGACCACCATAGACAACAGCTTCTTTCAGCTTAGACAAAAGACCGTAGTTACCTGTGTTAGAGGCTATTGTCTTCATCATGTTATCTAATATCTGATAGTTCTTTGTTGGGTCACGTTCCTGTGTAGTAGTCAGTAGATTACCAATTTGGGAGACAAAGTTATTCTCTTCATCTTCAGACCACTTCCATCTGTTTCGTGTATTTTCAGAAACAAAAGAAGATATGGCTTCAGAACGATTGATAGACATTTCTTCTTCTTTTTCTGTGATGAACTTACTCGCTACTTTACCAGTATTAACTACTCGTGATTCATACAGGCCATTATCCATAGCGTACTTATTGTTAACGTTTAGATTAGACAAATAGTCCTGAACATGTTCATTATAAAAATCATCGTAACTCTTAATCTCATCCTCAAGAGTACCTTTCAGACGTTCCTGAGAAGCATACGCATCATATCTCTCATGAATTTCAGAAGATACTTCCTGCCCTCTCAACTGGTCTATCAAAGCAAGAGCATACGGATTGTCTTGTAGACCACCGATACCTGCTTTATTCAGAAGAGCTACACTGTCAATAGTCAGACGTGTATCATGGTCTTCTTTACCATACAGGATAGGTACTACTTTGTCTGCAATATCCTTTTGTCTGGTATCATAATCCTGTCTGTATTTTTCTACTGCATTTTGTAGAACACCCAAAGATTCTGCTAACTGTGCTCCTGCTGACTGTACATCTCTGGAGCGAATAGTATTTCCTAATCTAGGAGTTATAAGCTGTCTCTGATACGTGCTCTGGGGCTGTGGTGTGAACTGTCTGGCAGTACCCACAGCATTGCTCGTATTCGTATTTGCCATCTAATTCACCACCCCCTTGTATTTTTGTATGTATAAGTAGAAGGCAAAAGAGTATAGTAGGTAGGCATGTTAGGGAAAGAATACCGTATAGGGATATTTCTAGACATATAGTTTGTATAGTTGTAACTATTTGGAAGTCCAGAAGAATACGTAGGAATACTAAAGTGATACCGATTAGCTGTATATGTCTCTGGATTCTTTGCTCTCCACCATGTGTCTAATTTCATTCCCTGTGAAGCCGCTGACTCACTCGCATTCTGATACGAATTGTATATAGACAAAGCCCCACCTGCTACCTGCCCTATGAGTGACCATACAGACGGCATTTGTGGAGCCTGTGCTTTAATATTATTAATTTCATCAATAGCTTGTCTTTTCTCTGCTTCTTTGTTCAAGTCTATTTCATCGGATTGTCTTTCATAGTTGTCTTTAATGGAACTTTCGGTACGTAATACATCGGCATTGGAAGCCCTCTGTAGTGCCCTGCTAGTTCTTGAATCACCACTTGTCTCTTCATTTATAGCTGCGCGTACACTAGAAGTAAGTGCTAATGCCTGCTGTCTTGTCTTCATCAAACTATTCACAGCAGAATCAAAGGCATCAACACGCTGTAATTCATAGTTCTGGAATGCATACGCTAAATTTTTTCCTATGGCACTTGCTTGTTTAGACAAAGCTTTTGCTTGCTCTTTCGCCTGGTCTCTTTGAGCTTTCCATCCTGTATAAGCCTGAGTTAACATTAGGCCACCTTGAATAGCTCCCATTGCACCCATATTATATAACTCTCCTTTCCTTACAAATTCTTAAATCTTGTTGTGTAATTGGCTTCATAACCACCACCAATAATAGACAAAGGTAATGGTGATGAATTGATTACTTTTATAACGGCTTTAGTATTCAGTTTTCTAACCGGTACTCTGAATGTTCCGGTGAGCAATGCAATATTACCTAATCTATATGAACCAACTTTTTTGTTTGTCAGCTTGTACCTATACTTATTGTCTACATCGACTTCCATGAAACCAGTATCAGCATAGTCAAAAAATACGTGTCTTAACATCAACTTATAACTAGGAATAGTTACTGTACTTCCCTGACTGTTTTTCTGTTTCATATAAATAGTAGAAAGTGTCATTTCAAAATCATATGGAACACCTACTATTACTTTGCTTCCCATCTTTGTTACATCATTTTTGAGAATTTTATTGTCTTCATACACTATACCGTCATTCGTAACTATTGAGATATGAGTATTCGCATCTCCATACAATTTAGACACATCTATAATAATATATTGGTCATCCTCAGTGGCATTAGCAGTAGACAATGTTACTTCTATTTTTCTATCAAGCATCACACGGTATTTCTCTGTATCTTTAAAATCCTCAGTATTGTAACTCAAAGTCAGTTTCTCAAGATATATTGAATTGTCACTATATTTGATAGCGAGATACATGGTAGATCCCACAAAATCAGCGCCAATTACTTCACCTGTAAATTTCCATTTAGACCATGAACTCTGTACCCGATTGCCGTTCATATACAAATACTTATATACATATATTATATGCTTGTCATTATCAGACATACAGAACAGTAAATTGTCATTAGAACTACCAATCATCCTGTAGACATCATTTGGGATATAATAAGGAACATGAGCTGTTACATCTTCTGCATCCTTTACATCTGTATAATATTGAGCTACCCGATATTCATTGACAGAAGCAAAATCCGCTCTCTTAGAGACAAAGTACACAGAATTACCTGCACCAACAGGAATAACATCCGTATCTGAAGTAAACTCTGTAATACTATCCAGTCTGGCATTTTTAGGAGACAGTGTACCGTCTGCCGTGAGTGCAAACTGTGTCTGGCCGGAGAATACGTATAAAGCACCTGAGAATGGAATAGCATTATACAGAACAGACACTTTGTTGTTAGGCGCGTTCGTATCTATCGTATCATCATCCTGTACATCCACTACACTCTGCATCCAGAAATTAAATAAATCTGAAGAAGACGACAAAATGATGTTCTCACCACTAAGGAATCCAAGACGATTTCTGTAGAAAAACAAATCATTGATAGTATTACCAACAAAGGATGGTTCTTCATTACTGCTCTCATCACCCGTTTTACGTTCTGCCCAGTCTAAGGTTTTGAAAGTAAAGCTTCCATCTGAATTACGGATTAGAGCATGTGGCATCGTCTTTTTGTCTATTGTATTATCTATGCCTGTCTTCACCGATTCTACCCAAATATTTCTACTGGAAGAATATTTTACATAGTAATCATCATCGGCATTAGATTCACCTCTAATTAAGACAATGTAGCCATCTGGAGCAGAAGCAGGTAAGTTTGTGAATTTATTCGTATATGATGTAATTCCAATTAGTGCCAAGTTGTTGAATGAGTCAGATGTTTCTACCTTACCAATATTACCTCTAACACGTAGCCAGGACGAACCTGTATCAACCGTATAACCTGCACTACGAATTTGTGCTGCTAGTTGGTCACGTATATAATCAGTAGCAATATTCTTTACATGAGCTGCTTGTGAACCATCAGGAGTTTCATAGGAAGCGACCTGCTTACCATCAATAGACACCTTGTACGTTCTACCATATTGCCCCTGTTTGACATTAATTAGACACCCCTGATTAGCCATAGTATCAGAAGTCTTAACGCCAGACATACGTACTTTCTTCGTCTTATTCAGAATAAATGTATAGTCGGCCACCGTAATAGCTTTCATTTGTGCATAAGAATTGCCTGTTATGCCAGACAAATAATCTGGGTCTTCTACAGTGACTTTTATTTCCTTGCCAGACAAATCAAACACTCTGATACTCTTTTTTGTCACATCTAAGATTACAATATATCTCTCAGTTTCATCTCTATTTATAATATGAACATATAGGTTATCATTTGTCTCAGTACCACTAAATAGTTTACTTATAGATATAGTAGGAGGTCTTTTCTGTAATCCCCCTGCTTCAGTACTGTAGCCATTAATTTGTTCCTCTAGCTGTTCAGCATGACGCAACATAGGTGACTGTTGAGACACCCCTTCTATAAAGTTGTCTATTCTCTGGGTTATATTACTCATCGCGTTCCCACCTCAGATACAGAAGTATTATTAAAGACATTTACTTTCTGTGTGTCTAACTCATATGTCATTACATCAGCATAAGCTTTAGAGAGTTCAGAAGACAAAGAGTTTTCGAGTTCAGCATCCCCCAAGAAACGGGTAGAAAATGCTAAAGCCGCTTTTGTCGTTACATATTTTCTGAAAACCTCCGGTAGTTCATCGAAAGGAATAAGCACAATAACATTACTAAAAACTACAGATGTGGCGAATTTGTCTGTACTGTCTGTAATGTTATAAAGATATCCACCTCTATTTCTGTATTCAGTTGAGCCTAAACGTAAGAAATACGTATTCCACTTTATTTTTCCTGTGTTTGTATCTGGAAATAATGTAACCTCTGGAATAGTATTGAAGTCCCATCCTTCCTGTTGTATCTCCCGGCTTACAGATTCTATCATCTTCTGAGCCATTGTAGCATCTGCATTTTCTGAAACTTCTTCGATAGACAAAATCCCATCCTCACCTGTGGCTGTGATAATTTCATTAATTGCATCTAACTCAGTCAATGGTGTAAGTATCATATGTCTCACCTACCTTTCTTCACAGAGAAATAAATAGGGAGAGGAACCCTAAGAGTAAACCTCTCCCAGCCATAAACAAACTTATACAGAAGCAGAAATAGTACCGATTGCGCAAGCTTCCGGACGCAAACCACCGTGTCCCATAGAATACTTACCAACTACCTGATCCGCCT